CTACGAGGAGCTCTTGTCGTCAGTGATTGTTGACGGCACAGCGATCGCGTCGAGCTCGACGGAGGCGTTCCTGTTCCCAGCGCTGAAGATCCCTGCGAACTATCTCATGCCTGGTGGTCTTCCTGGTCGCACACTTCACTGGAAGGCACGCGGTCGTCAGACGACGTTGACCACAGCAGCTACGCTGACGTTCAAGGTCGGCTCGGCGCTCACGAATGTGATCCCGACAACGACGTGGTGCGTATCGGGTGCGATCACGATGGACACAACGATCCAGACCGCGACGCAGTGGTTCTGTGAGGGCTCGGCTGTAGTACGTTCAGTCAGCTCAACAGGAACTGTGTTCGCTCAAGGCGACGCTACCTCTGCGGCGCAGGCGTTGACCATTGCCAACCAGATCGCTGGCTACTTGGGCTCTGCTGGCTCTGCCACTCCAGCAGCAGTCACGGTCGACATGACGGTAGATCAGTTCTGGTCTCTCACGGGTAAGTGGTCGCTGGCGACTGCCTACTCGATCCAGGGCCACATCTTCCTGGTTGAAGCTCTGAACTAATGCCTCGCGGTCTATCAGGAGAGCAGGTCCGCGACATTGCAGTTGGTCGTGGGCTCTCTCAGGAGCAGGTTCGCCGTCGGTTCATCCGTCGTCGTGACATCCAGGAGGTTGCCTGGTTCAGTATCTCCAGTGCCGCCCCTAGTGGTACGCCTGTCTCTGATACAGATGCAAACAGCACGACGACAGAAGCTCCCAGCCTCGTCGCAGCGCTGCCTGTTACGGATGCGAACAGCACAACGACGGAAACGCCTGCTCTCGTCTATCAGGCTGCCGGAACAGACGCCAACGGGGCAACAACTGAAACACCGTCCGAGCATGCTGCATACACGGATACGGATGCGAACAGCACAACAACTGAATCTGTGGCTGTCACCTTCGCGATCCCCTCTACTGATTCAGGGACAGATTCTGAGACAACATCCCTAGTCGCGGCAGAAAGTATCGCCGAGGCTGGTACATCAGCTGAGACCCCTGTAGAGAAAGCTGTCTACACAGCCACAGACGCCAATGGGACAACGACGGAAACACCTGCTGTCACCGTTCCTATCTCCGGGTCTGACTCAGGATCTGATTCTGAAGCGCAGAGTCTTGTTGCTGTTGAGAGCATCACGGATGCCGGCACTGTGGCTGAGACTCCGAATCCCGTCGTCACGATCCCTGGCTCTGATCTAGGATCCGGCGTTGATACTCCGTCTCTGGTCAACAAGACAACAGTCACCGATGCCGGTTCTGATTCAGAAGTTGGTGCGATCTCACAGATCGTCACCGAAGCAGGCAGTGACAGTGAAACCCCATCTCTGCATGCAGCACTGAGCGGCACTGACATCAACGGAACAACCACTGAGATTGCAGCCATTGGTCAGCTTGTCACTGATGCTGGGTCAGATGTTGAGTCGATCTCTTTGGTCGCTAAGATCGGAGACGCCGACGTCGGTGCGGGTGCAGACTCGGGCAATGCCTCTGCTCCGGGTAGCCCTGCTGGTTCTGACTCAGGAACAGACACAGAGTCGGCAACTGAGACGGCACTCATTCCTGCTTCAGACTCTGAGTCAGATGTTGAGACAGCAACGGTTCATGCTGTGTTCTCCTCCTCTGATGCGAACGGCACGACCACAGAGACACCGACAGTCAAGGCTTCTGTCAGCTCTGCTGATCTCGGAACAATCACCGAAGTAGGACTGGTCATCGCCAGAGCAACTGTGACCGAGAACGGCTCTGATTCAGAGTTCGCAGACCCCAAGGTTGTGTATGTCCTTGCTGACTCAGGGCAGGGTACAGATGCCCTTGGCCGTCTGATCCTCTCGGTGGCTGATCTCGGCCTCACAGCTGATCAGCGCATCCTGGCTGCTGTGCTATCGGACCAGGAAGCCGCTACGGGACTGGACGTCGCTGCGAGAACTCTCGATACGCTAACATTACTGCCGGTGATCAGGACAGGACAAGTTGACAAGATGGGCTCTGGTTTCGTCAAGCGACAGAACACGGGGAGGGTACTGTGACGGTTGTTACGTTTGAGAACTACAGGCCGTCTGCTCGCTTCGACGGAGTCAAGTGGACCAATGCCATGATCGAGGAGGCACCGGCCAGCGCTGGTCCTTGGACGCTGATCGACACGCAGCCCCTCTCACCGCTTGACACAGACGCTACTGATCCGCAGGCGCGCAACTTCACTACGGACAATGCGACGCTTGCCTATGGTTGGTACAGAATCACCTTCACAGACTCTCTGGGCGCCACAGGGCAGCCCACTGTGCCGCAGTACAACGGAACGATGCTGGCGTATGAGCCAACTGTTGATCAGGTCGCCCGGAAGATCCTGTCGCGCACGAGGGACAAGTACGGCAATGTGATCGGTAGCTTCACACCCGACACACTGCCTACTGACTCGCAGGCTCAGGCGATCACATCAGACGTCATCACGGAAGTTGCTGATGTAGTCGGTGATGTCGTTCCTGACTTCCTGATCAACGATGCCTCCAACGTGGTGGCCATCCGGGCAGCGATGCAGATCGAGCTTGACTTCTTCCCTGATCAGGTCAACACATCCCGCAGTATCTATGACCAGCTCAAAGCTGAGTACGAGTCAGCGTTGGCCGCTCTTCAGAGCGCCGTGTCCTCAGCAGAGGCGGGGGATACCAGTGTGGTAGATACCAACCCAGCCACGCGCGCCAGCTATGCCTTCCCTCAGCCCAACAACTGGTATCTGGGGCGCTGGTAAGGTGGAATTCTTCATCAAGGCGATGGGCGTCAAGCAGGTCTCCACCAAGTTCACACGCTTGGGGCAGGCTGCTGCCGACGCTGCTCCTGCGATGGAGTCTGTCGCACAGTTGATCTTCAGCATCGAGAAGACTGTCTTCAACTCTCAGGGTCGTCGTGGCGGTGGCTCCTGGAAACAGGACTCTCCTGACTGGCTGGCTCGCAAGATCCGGAACGGACAGGATCCTCGCATCAACCACATGACTCTTGCTTTGCGCCGCTCCGTGACCGAGCCTGGCGCACCGGGGCAGGTCCTGGAGGTAAGTCCTGCGAGCCTCGTCGTGGGCTCCAGCTTGCCCCAGGCTGCCCCGTCGCAACGCAACCGCCCCTTCATCAAGTTCACCGTTGCAGACCGCACCGCGATGCGCGGAGTCATCCGTGAGTATCTGATGGCTGCCTGGAGGGCAGGATGACGGACATCTTCTCAGCAATCAAGATCGCTGACGATCTCGAGAAGGCATGTCTTGATACGATCGAGGCATGGTTCCCTGTGTACGTCAAGGAGCTCGAGATTCAGCACCCTGATCTCTTCCCAGTGGGATCTCTTCCTGCACCAAAGTCATTCCTCACGGCAGACAGGATCGATCGCAGCAATGCTGATCTCCTTCCTGCTATCGTCGCCATCAGCCCAGGTCTATCGGGCAAGAAGCCTGCGCAGGAAGGTGACGGCTCCTTCCGTGCATTCTTCCACCTGGGCGTAGGAGTCTTTGTGGTCGGAAGTGATCGGCCATCTACCAAGCGTCTTGTCAGGACGTACACAGCGATCTGTCGCACGATCATGCTTCAGAAGCAGAGTCTGGGAGGGTTCGCTGACGGTTCAACCTGGCTTGATGAAAGCTACGACGATGACTTCAACTTCACGGATGACCAGACCATCGGTGCGGGCCAGGTTGTCTTTGAAGTTGAAGTTGACGGAGTAGTGAACAGGTACGGCGGTCCTGCTGTGTTCGGCGGACCACCGCCTGATCCAGACCCGGTTGAACAGCCGGGAAGCGATTGGCCGACGGCTGATGTCGTCACCGCCACCGTCCAAGTAGAGGAGTAGACGGATGGAATACAAGAACGTGGGCAACCACGCGGAGGACCTCGCCGACGGGCGGATGATTGCTCCCGGCGAGACTGTCGAGCTCGACGAGGATCAGGTACGGGAAGATCACAACGAGGATCTTCTCGCACGTGGTGCCCTCATCGGGATCGATGAGAAAGGCGAGCACGAAGCGAAGCTCGCAAGCAACCGCGTCAAGCGCCAAGAGGCGAAGACGCAAGCGCAAGGAGAGGAGGCGTAAATGGCACTCAGGCCTGGAACACAGGTCCTCGTCAAGACGTCTCCGCCACCCCGCTCGTCCCCGACGGATACGGGTGCGTGGTTCGTGGTTGGGCAGACCGATGCCGGACCTCTGACCCCGACGCTGATCAGGTCGATGGATGACTTCATCCGCCTGTTCGGTACTCGTGTCGCATTCTCTGTTCTCTACGACGCGATGGAGGTCTTCTTCCGGGAGGGCGGATCGTCGGCGTGGGTGACCAGGGTTGTGGGACCTGCGGCCGTCACAGCATCCAAGAACCTTCTGGACTCGGGTGCAGGCATCTCGCTGGTTGTCAAGGCTCTGGGACCGGGTGCAGGTTCCGCTCCCAACGCCGGAAACAGCCTGAAGGTCGGTGTTGCAGCAGGATCTGTTGGCGGCACGTTCGTCATTCAGGTCTTCGACTCCAACAATGTCCTTCTCGAAGCGTCACCGAACTGCGTGACGCAGCAGGATGCCATTACGTGGTCGGCAGGAAGTAGCTATGTCGCCATCACTCTTGGCGCCACTGCTCTGGTTCCTGTCGTGGTGGCGGCGGCTGCCCTCACGGGCGGTGCTGACGACCGCAACAACATCACGGACACTCAGTGGCTCGCGTCGCTGAACCTGATGGGCAAGGATTTGGGACCGGGCAATGTCTCGGCTCCGGGTCGCACGACGGATGTGGGGCATACGCAGCTGCTCGATCATGCTCGCAACATGAACCGCATCGGCATTCTGGACTACCCCGACACGCCGACGGCGGCAACGCTGATCACATCGGCCACCAATGCCAAGACCACCGGGAACGGTGCGTATGGCGGAGGCTTCTGGCCATGGGTCATCGTGCCTGGCGTCATCGCGGGTACGTTCCGCACCGTTCCTCCCAGCGCACTTGTGGCTGGTCGCACGGCAATCGTCGACGCTCTCTACGGGCCGGACACTCCCGCAGCGGGTGAGCTTGGACAGTCGGGATTCGCAGTCGCTCTGTCCCAGGCTGGCATCGACGCCACGACGAGGGACCAGCTGAACACGGCTGGCGTCAACGTCATCCGCAACATGAACATCGGCATCCGTATCTACGGATGGAGGTCGCTGGCCGATCCGATCAGCCAGCCCAACCTGCTCGACCTCAGCATCTCGCGCTACCTGATGGGCCTGGTAGCTCGTTGCTTCAACGTGGGCGAGCAGTTCGTGTTCAAGCCCATCGATGGGCAGGGCCATCTCATCTCCGCCTATGGCGGTGCTCTGACGGCTCTGTGCCAGGCTGACTGGGAGTCGGGGCAGATCTATGGTCTCGTCGCCTCCGATGCCTTCGCCGTCGACGTTGGCGCTTCGGTCAACACTCCAACGGTCCTCGCGGGTAACGAGCTCCGCGCGAATGTGACCGTTCGCCCATCACCAGATGCGGAGCTCGTCACGATCCAGATCGTGAATGTTCCGATCACATCGGATGTGTCGTAATGTCTGGTGGACCTACACGTCAAGACACGTACTCCGTCAGTGTGCAGATCGCACATCCGACGAACGGCAACATGCTCAACTACGGCGTGTTCGACAAGTTGACCGGTGGCGGTCTCTCTTCGTCGGCCACGTCGTACCGGCCAGGCGGCATGGCACCGCCGGTTTCGCTCGGAGGGCAGCGGGTGACTGCGAACGTCGTGGTCTCACGGCTGTACCGTCTCGGGCGTGACCACGATGTCGTCGGCCAGCTGCTTGACTCTGTCGGCAAGTCCGACATGGTCATCTCCAAGCAGCCGCTCGACATTGATGGGAACGTCTACGGACGCCCCATCGTGTACAAGGGTGTCCTCGATCGCGTCACCGCCCCGGAGGTCGACTCCGAAGGCAACGCGGCCGGGCTCATCGAACTCGAGATGGTCGTAGAAGGTTACCCAACCTCGTAAGGGGTTGGTGAGGAGGGAGCGCACATGCTTGACGAAGACGCAGTACAGCCCATCGTCCAGACCGACGAGCAGCCGGAGAATCTGCTTGAGCAACTGGCGGCGAAGAGAAGGGATCTTGCTGACACCAAGACCACCTTCATCCCGGTTCCCGGGTATGACAAGTCTCCGCCGATCCTGCTCATTCAGTACCGGCTGCTCGACGGTCAGGAGATCGAACGTCTGGGCAACAAGGTTCGCCGTGAGTTCAAGCAGCGGTGGGACCGTGCCATCAATGCGGCAGTGGATACCATCATCGCTGCCTGTACCGGCCTGTTCATCGACAAGGGCGACGGATCCGCACCTGCCCCTCTGACGATCAACGGCAACGCGGTCCTCGGCTTCAGTAGCGATCTTGCTGAAGCTCTTGGCTTCGCCGATCGCATCGACAACCCTGATCGCGCACGAGACGTGGTGTTCGGTCTGTTCGCGAACAACGACGTAGCGATCAGCCAGCACAACATGTTCTTGAACAGGTGGATGACCGACACAACCACGAACATCTCTGAGGAGATGTACGGGGGAAACTTCTAGAGCACGACGAGATTGGAGTAGCAGCGGAAATAGCTCTCATGTTGGGGTACGATGCAGCCAGAAGATTCCTTATGACCAAGAACGCTGAAGAGCGTGATAGGATCGCATTGATCAGTAGGGCTGCTACGGAGCTTCAACGTCAGAGGGATCTCGATCGTGCTACGATGATCGCCAACGCTGTGGGGAGGGTCTTCGGCGGATGACCGAAGAAGAGATCCTCGTATTCCTCAGGCTGCAAGGCCAGGCTGCCTTCATTGCAGGGACGGAGGAATCCGCCGCCTCCGTCCGGCAGCTTGGTGTTGCATCAGAAGAGGCAGGGCTAGCCATGGCGGGCACAGCCCGTCGCGGCTACATCATGAACCAGGCTCTCTTCACGATGAGACGCTTGATGTACGGTGCTACGCTTGCGATCGTAGCCTCAGGCATCGCCGCAGTCAAATGGGGCTATGACTTCAACAGTGCGATGCAGAGCGCAAGGGTCGCTCTACAGCCGGTGGCCGGTGACATCGGCAACGTACAGGATGAGCTTGACTACCTGTTCAACTTCACCAAGCACACACCGTTCCAGTTCAAGGACGTCACCATCGCATTCCGGCAGATGTACCTGGGGATGCGCACAGCCGGCATCAGCGCGGAGACAGTCAACACGACGTTGCACTCTATCGTTGATGCTCTATCTGCTACAGGTCGTACATCGCCAGGAGCACTCAACCGCGTAGCTGTCGCTCTCCAGCACATGGCCTACCAGGGTCATCTGACGGGGCAGACAGTGAACCAGCTGGCCCGTGACGGACTCCCAATCTTCGCAGCGCTCACACAGGAGCTCGGTCTCACAGCAGACCAGATGCACCATGTGGGCAATCTCGGCATTCCCGTGCAGACAGCACTCAAGGCTCTGAACGACTACATCGAGAACACACCAGGGTTCATGAATGCCGCCTACCGGCAGTCGCTCACGGTGCATGGTCTGTTCACCACCCTGAAGGACAACATCTCTCAGCTGGCCGGTCACCTGGAGAACAGTCTGTTCCTGAAGTCAGGGGGAGCGTTCGCCCGGATGAATGCATGGTTCGATTCCTTCAACGCAAGGGTGACGAATGCAACATCCATTACTTCTGTTGTTGCTGCTATTGATCCTCATGCGGTCATCATTTGGAAACAAGTAGCAGACGATCTGCACCTTCTCTGGCAGAACTTCTCAGCGGTCATCTCAGCGCTGGCAACATCTAAGCCTCTGTGGGGATCGATCTACATCGTCCTGTTGCTGCTACACGGAGTCCTGATGATGATCGTGCCTCTGACTCAGAAGTTCGGATGGTTCCTCTACATCCTGATACCTCTGTTGGTGACCTACTGGGGAGTGACGAAGCTTGCTGCCTTCTGGACGGCAGCGATGGGTCTCTCCGAAGTCCTGGCTACCAAGGCAACCAAAGAGCTGACCTTCTTCCAGTTCCTAGCAGCCGTTGCGACGGGCAGATATGCCCTCATGACGAAACTGGCTACCTTCTGGACATGGATCGCAGAGGGAGCCACGTGGCTGTATGTAGCGGCTACGACCGCACTAGCTGATGCCTTCACCGCTGAGGGGATTGCAGCTGGCATCGCATGGGCGATCACGCTAGCTCCTATCACGATCATCGTCGCAGCGATCGCCGGGCTCGTGATTCTCCTGGGTGTCTTGTACTTCAAGTGGGATGCCTTCCATGACCTGGTCAACAGAACCTGGAACTGGGTCAGGGATCACAAGCTTGAGTTCGCTGCCGCTCTCACAGTGGCGTTCTTCCCGCTGGTTGCAGCGTACGAAACTCTCAAGCACATCTACAGCATCTGGAATGCCCTGAGAGGAGCGTGGCACTGGCTCACTGGTTCCGGCAACGCTGGTCCCAGCCCCATCCTCTCTCGTCCCGCTCTGGCTGGTCATCCCGCTGGTGGACTCCTGCCTCTGGCTTCACCAGGCAACGTGCTCTCTATGCCCTCTCTGAAGGTACCTAGCAGGGCCAGCAATGGTCAGACCAAGCTCTCTCCGTTCAACTACAACGAGTCCTGGATGAATCAGCCAGACAACAAGAACAAGACGACAAGGGTCAAGGTGCAGATCGGCCGCAAGGTTCTGGCTGATGTTGTCGCCGAAGAGATCGACCAGCAGCAGGCTCGCAAATGACGCATGAGATGCAGAAGGTCACCATCTCGGCTGCCGGTATCAGCCCTGTCGTCGTGCTCCTCGGTGAGACGCCTCCCAACATTCCGAGCGGTTACGGCGGATGGGTTGTTGAGACACGCTCTCGTCGCGTAGGGCTGACCGTCTGGAACGGCAAGGATCCTCTGCGCTTCGCTGTCCCTGTACTGTTTGACGGGGTGAGGGATCAGATCAGCCAGGAGACCGACATCAGCCGTCTCAGCAGGATGGCTCTGCCTCCGACGACAGGTGGCGCTCCTCCTACCGTTCAGATCACCGGCCGAGGTCTACAGAACCCTGGGCCGAAGATCTGGGTCATCGAGAACCTGGTCTGGGGAGACAACGTCATCAGGGACTTCGCCAGCAACGGTGTGATGGCCCGTCTGAGGCAGGATTGCGTCATCAACCTGCTGGAGTACCGTGCCGAGGACATCACGCAGTTCAGAGGGATTCAACCGGGCAAGGTCACATCTTCCAAGACGACGGCATCAACCAAGAGCACGAGCGGTTGGCCCAAGACGTATGTCGTCAAGAGCGGTGATACCCTCAGCAAGATCGCTGCCCACTTCTACGGCTCCTCAAGCAAGTGGCACCAGATCGCGAATGCCAACAACATCCGTGATCCGCAGAAACTAACCGTCGGAGCCAAGCTGAGGATCCCAGCGCCATGACCGTAGCCAAGACCAAGGCTGTAGACCTGCTCCGTCCCTCCCGGCTGAAGCAGACCCAGCTGGAGTTGATGGGCGATGATGTAGATCTGAGCGCACTGTACCTTGCGCTCAATCACTCCGACATCAACATCATCGAGGCTGTGAAGGATGTCACCATCCAGCGCACCATGCAGGGTGCAAGCACAATCAAGGTTGAAGTAGAGGACAGGGCCAGGACTCTGCTCAGATCAGGCAGGCTCAGCTCAAAGAACGACATCGAGATCGATGGCCTCTTCTTCAGGCTGGTTGGTGTAGAGAAGAACGATGATCAGATCGACCTGACTTTTGAGGACCGTGAGGTCGCGATCCTTCGTCGGTACAACAAGCCGATCAAGCAGGCTCTCAGCACGTCCCGCCAGAAGATCACCAGGGCACAGTTCGTCCTGCGTCTTCTGCGAGAACCGAAGGAGTACGCTCCGCATCTCCCATACTACATCCCGGAGCTCAACAAAGTTCAACCGATCCAGGGGGCGGTCTCTCCCTCCGACAAGACGAACCTTGTCAGCGACCGCTCCCTGGGCATTCCTAAGACCAACGATCTCACGGTCAAAGGTGTGCCCATGAGTGAGGAGCAGCGCAACGTCGCCAACGCAGTGCTTGATCAGGGCAGGGCCATGCTGGTTCCGCGCAAGGCTTTGGTCATGGCGATGATGTGCGTCATCCAAGAGAGCACGATGCGCAATCTGATCGGCGGCGACCTGGACAGCGTAGGAGCATTCCAGCAGCGCGCCAGTCAGGGATGGCCTGCCTCTCGGAACGTAGCTGAGGATGCCCAGGCGTTCTACGAACATCTGATGAACTATCTATCAGCGCATCCTGGCGCTCAGTACTGGGCTGCTGTACAGGCTGTACAACTCAGTGCCAACGGTCAGCTGTATGCGCAGTGGCGCACGGAAGCTGAGCGGACTGTTGCAACCTATGGTGTTCTCGATGGAACGGTTGCAGCAGCCAACTCGCAATTCTCTACTGTCTCCGACACAGGAGACTACGAGTTCTACAGGGGTGTGCCTCCGACCAAGAAGCAGACCGCATGGGGCAAGGAGAGTAGCTGGGACTGCATCACGCGTCTCGCGCAAGAAGTCAACTGGCGAGCATTCTTCGTCAGCGGCAAGTTCTACTTCATCTCTGAGGATGACCTTCTGAAGTCCTCACCGATCGCGGTGATCTCTGAAGACACTCCTGGTGTTGAGGCGATCGACGGCACCTACACAGAGGGAACGAAGAGCGCCACCTGCACCGTGACGTGCCGCGCCTCCAAGTGGGCAGCGCCTCCGGGCAGCGTTGTGCAGCTGAAGGACATGGGTCCCTGGAACGGACGCTGGCTGGTGAACGACATCTCACGCAGTGTCTTCGACACCAGGACGACCATCACGCTGAAGAAGAAGCAGCCGCGTCTGCCTGAACCTTCCGGCAGCAATCTGCCAGGCAGCACGAGTGCAACATGGACAGGAGCTCCTGCCGCGATCGACACCGGAAGCAACCAGCAGTTCAAGACTCCTGGCGGTGAAGTTCAACCTGTGCCCTTCGGTCACAACACGCACGTCATCCAGGGTGAGCATCAGACCGTTGGTCTTGCTGGCTATCCCGCTATTGACTTCGGTGGCGATGCCGGCGCTCCCATCGTGGCTGTTGAGAGCGGAAAGATCTTCAAGCTGTCCGGTCACGATCCGACGCAAGGGCCGTCTGACCCGATGCTGGGTGTACACGGTCCCTTTGGTTGGTCTGTGTATCTACAGGGTCAATCTGGTGCCAAGTATTACTACACACACATGGGCACACGCTCCGTTACTGAAGGCAGTACTGTCACAGCCGGTGAACAGATCGGTACCATCGGTGACTATGCCAAGTGGGGAGGGGCAAACCATACGCATGTAGGTGTAAACACGGATGGCACGAAGAATGGTCACCCAGATTGCAACGATCTCGCCAACGCTCCTCTGGTGAGAGCATGAGTGACTTCCGTGATCAGATCCCTGATGCCCCAGAAGGTCGCACGGTGTGGTACGGTAAAGTATCCGTCGGTGCCGCAGACCTCTCAGATCTCGTTCCTGTTGTCATCCCTGACTTCGACCCTTTTCTTCAGTGGGGTCCGTGTCGTTGGCAATCTCGCGACACGACTTCTCTACCTGCTGCTGGCGATGAGTGTCTTGTCGTATTTGACAATCGTCGCAACCCCTGGATCGCAGCCTGGTGGCCATTCTCATGAGTGATCCTGTCGTCGTCCCTCACTTCGACTTCCCGTTTCGTCTAGCTACGAGCGGTCATCCCGCTGTGGTGGAGCAGGATACCATAGAGGACATCAGCAACTGCGTCGCAGCAGTTCTCCTCACGCGCGTAGGTGAGCGTGAAGTCAGCCCGGACTTCGGGTCTGATGACTTCACATTCCAGAAGCAACCTCTTGATGTTGCCGATGCGGCAGAGAGGATCCTGCTTCAGGAGCCTAGAGCCAATGTGATCTTCGAACAGCATCCTGATCAGTTTGATCAACTGATCGCCAGGGTCTCTGTCCGTGTCTCTACTCGGCAGGAAGGTGGTGCGTCTTGAGCAGTTACATTGAGCTGCCGATCGAAACAGATCCGCAGGACATCATGGACGACTTCGTCACGTTCATGCAGACCATCGTTCCTGGCTGGGAGCCGGGAGCAGGCAACCTCGACACTTGGCTGGCGCAGGCAATGTCTGCTGCTGCCGCTGAGTCTCGTGATGTAGCCAGCGCAATCCCCCGGAGCATCTTCCGCTGGTTCGGGGCAACTCTGATCAACCTGCCACCGCTGGACGACACGGCAGCCTCAGTTGCTACGACCTGGACCATGAAGGACAATGCTGGTTACACGATCCCTCTGGGGACGCAGGTCAGCATCGCCAAGACTGGCGATGAGGTCTTTGCCTTCGAGACAGTCACCGATACGGTCATCCCTGCCGGATCAACGGTCGCCAACAACGTCCTGGTCGTCGCTGTCACGCCTGGCGCTGACTCCTCCGGTCTCGGTACCATCGGCGGCACCATCCAGCTGATCGATCCTCTTGCCTTCGTCTCAAGTGTGACGCAGAACGCAGTCACAGGCGGTGGTGTTGACGCTGAGACGGATGACGAGTACCTGGGTCGCTTGACTTCGTACCTTCAGCTGATCGCCCCTCGTCCGATCCTCCCCAATGACTTCGCCGTGTTCGCCAGGAACATCCCAGGTGTCTTCCGTGCGACAGCCATCGACGGATACAGCCCTGGTCCTCCTCCGACCTTCACGAATGCGCGCACCGTTGCGGTAGCCGCCATCGACGAGCAGGGCAACCCTGTTGATTCAACTCACAAGGCTGCAATCCAGGCAGACCTTCAGGCGAGGAGAGAAGTCAACTTCATCGTCAACGTCGTAGACCCGACGGTGAACGCGATCGATGTGACCTACAAGGTGCAGACGCTGCCTGGCTTCGACCCCACCAGCGTTGTTGCCTCAATCAATGCAGCGCTGGCTTCCTACCTCAGTCCCGCTATCTGGGGCTCGGAGGGGCAGGGCAGCAACCTCTGGGTCAACAAGACGATCATCCGCTATCTGGAGGTCGCACAGGTCATCAACGAGGTTCCTGGCGTTGACTACATCACGACCACCGGTGTGAACTACGACCTGACGATCGCGATACACGGCAACACTCTCGCTCGCCAGGACATCACTATGACGGGTGTCGCTCCGCTTCCTCAGACGAACACGCTGACGGGAACAGCCATCTAGTTGTCTGCTCCTGTCCTCAAGAGTTTTGCGCAGCGTCTATATGACGCTGTCGCACCGCTAGCGCAAAATGATGCGCTGTATGGCTATGCCCTTGCGAACTACTGCGCCGCTCTGGGTGAGCTATTCCAGATCGTTGACGACTACGGCAGGGATCAGATCGTCAGCGGTGAGCTCGCTCCTGGCTGGTCTCAAGTCCTAGACCTCACACGCGCTCCTACGGTGGCCCTGCCCTGGCTGGCGCAGTTCGTCGGTGTTCAGCTGACCGCAGGACTGACCGATGCACAGCAGAGGACGCAGATCGCCTCTGTCGGAGGGTGGAATCGCGGCACCATCAGCGCGATGGTCCTCGCAGCACAGGCCACACTCACAGGGACGAAAACCGTTAACTTCGTAGAGCGCAACACTGATGCCTACACCATGACGGTCATCACCAAGAGTTCAGAGACGCCAGATCCTATCGCAACTCTGGCCGCTCTGGTCTCTCAGAAGCCGGCAGGCATCATCTTGCTCTACCAGAACATTGATGGTCAGTCCTACGGCGATCTGCTCGTCAATGCTCCTCTGTACTCGAATGCATTCTCCATCTATGTAGACTACCAGCATCTTCTGTTCAACAACTCAGGCATCCCGTCATCCCCGAGCAGAAACTTCGGCGAGGGTACATTCGGCTCAGGAACATTCGGAGGTCCATAATGGCTTCAGCGTATCCAACAGGGATCGATGCATTCGGCACGTCGCATAGCGACGCGGAGAACCAGGTCACTGTACATCCGCAGGTTCACAACGACCTGGCGGATGCGATCAACAAGATCGAGGGTGAACTAGGGATCAACCCCTCTGGTTCGTTCTCAACAGTCAAGGCTCGTCTTGACGCAATCGGCTCCGGCATGGCTGTTCTGAATGTCAAAGACTTCGGTGCCGTCGGCGACGGCGCCACAGACGACACGACGGCGATTCAGAACGCGATCAATGCAACACCGGTGATCACAACGCTGGGTGGTGCTCATACACACTCTGGTATCGTCTTCTTCCCTCCTGGTGTGTACATCGTCTCCACTCTCGTCATGCCGAATGATCAGATCCTTGGAGATGGCAACTACGGCAACTACATCAAGTTCATGGGCTCTGGTGGTAGGACCACCTATGGAACATCCCTTCGTCGTAAGACGGGAACGAATCTCCCGATCCTGAACTTCTGCGGCACTTGTGCTACAACAACTGAGATCCAGGCGCAAGGTATGACAGTTGAGGATCTGACGCTGGATGGTAACGGCGTCGCGTCCGCAGCACCACTCATGAAGTGCTACCACACGCACATCATTCATGTGGAGGGTGTGTACTTCGCTAACAACAAGGGTCCGGCTGTTGAAGCCATCCAGTTCTACGACTCTCGTTTCACCGACTGCTGGTTCGACACCTGCTTCAACAATGTAAGCACCAGCGTTGATGGAACTACCGTTGGCACTGAGAGCGTCAGGATCCTAGGTCGCGGAGATGGCAACCCCGCGACGGGTCTGGGCTACACAGCCAACAACAGCAACAACATCTGGTTCATCGGATGCGAGTTCACCGGGGATGGTGCAGGAGTCTCTGGCGTCTCGGGTGTGATTGCTCTTTCGGCCAACCAGACCGCTGGACTGAACGCTCCGCACCGTATCTACTTCGTCAATAACAAGATCGAGCTCACGAACATGAAGGGCAACCCGGTAAAGATCTACGGCGCTTCAACAAGAGCTCTCTGGAACTACTTCGTCAACTGCGACTTCACAGGGTACTCACTCTTCACCGGGGCTGCTGCTATCTCCTGGATCGACGCCATCACAGCATACTCCTGCGTTGTTCGCAACTGTCTGTTCGATGACGAAGGAGCAACAGGCGTCACGCATGCCCCATTCAAGATGAACGACTCTGAATACTGGACCATCGATGGTGTCTCAACCAATCTCGGTCCTGTGGGTGCAGAAGCAAACCCGGCTGCCCTCATCGACTGCACCTTCTCAAACGGCAAACCTCTGGTTATCGGCAACGTCAACCACGGAGGAGCAAGAACGTCGCCGTGGTTCTCCAACGCAGCGATCACTGATCGTCGTCTGCCGGTCAAGGGTGGGGTCTTTTCCTCCACTCCAGGAGCAGTAACAACCGTCAACATCGCGCATGGGCTAGGCTATACGCCTCAGATCTTCGACGCGCAGCCGGGCTCTGTGAACTCACGCGGTGCCCCTTTGTACCACGTCACTGCAGACGGTACCAACGTCATTCTGACGTTCGCATCTGCCCTGACGGCAGCAACCGTGTACGTATGGAACTGGATGGCGTCCTAGGAAATTGAGGAGGGTCTGTGCTCACCAGCTCACGTAGGAGTCTTTCGTATCCGAGTCCGGCGAGGACGGACTCAGCAGACGTTCCGCGCGACATCGGCGTCATCATCGCCGCTCTGGAGCTCGACGTCGTCTTCGGGCAATCCACTCACGCTCTGCGTCCTGCGGCCGGAGCCGGTGCCCCTGCTGCAACAGGCGGAGGCAGGATGTGGTGGGAGACGGATACCTCCCAGTTGTTCTACGACACCGGCGCTGCATGGATTGGCCCTCTCAATGTCTCCTCCGGGATCGCTGACGGCAGCGTCACCCTGGCGAAGCTTGCGGCCAACTCCGTAGACGCCAGTAAGATCGTAGACGGCTCTGTCGCTACGGCTGAGCTCGCAGCAGGAGCAGTCACAGCGGCCAAGATCGCTGCTGCCCTGTTCCCGTCAGGAGGGGCAGGCGCAAGCACAGAGGCTCTACGCGCCATCGGCTCTTCTGCCGGAATGGTGCTAGGCGGTGACGACGTTCGCATTGCTGGCTACGGTATCTCGTTGCCTGGCTCGCCGGTGGACAAGCAACGCTTCACGTTGACTGACTCAGTCACGGCTCCTACTTGGGAGTGGGAACTTAGATACAACGCAGCTATCGCGAACTGGGGCTTCCTCGGTGGGACTACGCTTGAAGCGGTCGCGAGTGCCGCCCTGACCCTTCCTCGTGCAGGCAGCTACAGGGTATGGATCAGCGGTCAGCTTGATTCCACAGGTAACAACCCCATCCCAAGAACAGCGACAGCAACGCCATCTACTGGTTCTATCACAGGACGCAACGCGATCCATCTCGTCACCAATGTTCCCGTCGGTGGCACCTATGGAGAGATCGCTGATCTAGCGGCTCAGTTCACCGTGGCCGGTATCTCCGCCGGAGGTACTCTTACCTGGACAGGAGATGTTCCTGCCTTCGGTGTCATTCGTGCAGTACCTCTGAGGGTGAGTTAAGGGGTTTGTATTGGCAGATCTTGAACAAGAATCGAGGGACTCTCTACAGAGGGATTCAGCATGGCATCTAACCAGGGAAAAGATCTTGATGGCCGCTGGCTTGGCGATCGCGGCATCGGAGCTCGTACTAACAGTGGTGGACCCAGCGGCATTCCACTACGAGTTCCTGATCTTTGGAGGTTCACTATGCGGCATCTCCATTACGCAATGGGGAGACAAGAAGAAGTGATCGTAGAAAGGGTGAAGGTCTTGAGAGAAGTTCTCGAGGGTGTAGCTAGGGAAAACCCGATCACCCTGACCTTCATGGCGGTGGGATTCGTCATCACTTGGATCATCATCCTAGTCACGGCGGTATTCGCATGATCCCAGGTCTGCAAGGCGAGCCAGGGAAGCAGGGCAAGAAGGGCGAGCGCGGTTACGCAAGCGACAGGAAGTTCCGCATCGCTATCTCGGTGTGGCTCGCTGTGTTCACCATCATCGTGATCTTCGCTGTGCACTCCAACCACAGCCAGGGTGCTCTGATTCAGAGGCAGCGCGTGGAGTCAGTAGTCAGAGGCTGTCAAGATCAAAACCGACGTCATCGGCATGCTGTCCGAGCTCTGAACAAGCTGCTGACGAAGTCAGGCGTACGCAAGGCTCGTAGGGAAGCGGCTTCAGAGACGATCCTTACGTTCATCGATGCTCTGGCTCCGCTTCAGAACTGTCTGGTGTTGGCACAGATCGTGGTGCCTAATTCAAACCCCACGACAGTTCCCATCACGACGACTACAACGCCGACGATCACAGATCACTAGCGCAGTGCGTTCTCGAACCAGTTGTGCTCGTTGTCAAGACGGTTGATCGCTGACTTGCACCAGGCCAGGTCTCCGTTCAGCCCTGCCTTGTAGCACCATGTCGCGAAAAAATGCTTCCGGGTCTCGAGCCAAATCTGATGTTCGTCCCACCATCTTTCCCAGTCCACGATGGCTGCTTCACGTTGTACGTCACCGGGTAGGACGGAAGGGTCGCCGCCCCAACCGCTGAGCAGCTTCTCTGCGACATAGGCTATGCGCTTGGCTCTCTTCTTGTCAAGTGATAGCTCAGCAGGAGAGGCTTCGGTGCCGAG